GGGCTTTGATGAAGTCAATATGTCTCAGTCTATCAAGCAACACACTACTGGTTCACGCAGCGCAACTGCTTCTACATTGGTTAAGACCCCCGGCGTTACTTCCGAAGGTGCATCAACCATTCTGTTGGAGCAAGGTTCTGTAACTACCACCATTAAAGCTGGTGATGTGTTCACAATCAGTGCTTGCAATGCTGTCAACCCACAGACCCGTGAAACCACTGGTTCTTTGTTCCAATTCGTAGCCTTGGCTGACGCCACTGCTTCGTCTGGTACTTGGACTGTGACCGTTGCTCCTATGTACTCTGCAAATAGCGCTTTGGCTACTGTGGATGTCTTGCCTGCAACTGGCGGCACTGTAACCTTCGTAGGCACTGCTTCTACTGCATACGCACAGAACTTGGTCTATCACAAAGATGCGATCACCTTCGCTACTGCTGACTTGTTGCTGCCTCAAGGCGTTGACATGGCTTCTCGTGCGGTTCATAACGGTATCAGCTTGCGTGTTGTGCGCCAGTACGATATTAACAATGACCGTATGCCTTGCCGTATTGACGTACTGTATGGCTTTAGCACCATCCGTCCACAGATGGCTTGCCGTATCTGGGGCTAAACAAATGGGGCTTCGGCCCCGTTTCTCGTATTAACATTTTTAAAGGAAATTATCATGGCTCTCCCTAATGGCGCAGGTGGTTATCAAGTTGGTGACGGTAATGTCGGTGAAGCTGTTTTGTCAGTTCAAGGCGCTCCCACTGCCGTGGCTGCTGCTGCGACAATGACATCTGCTGAACTGTCTAATGGCTTGTTTGTGTTCAACGGCGCTGCCGGTAATCTGACTTTGCCCACCGTGGCATTGGTAGAAGCCGACATCACGGCTGCATCAAAAGTAAACGCTGCTTTTGACTTCATCATCATCAATATTGATGCTTCCGGTTCTGATTCAGTCACTTTGGCTGCTGGTACTGGTTGGACAATTGTTGGCGTTGCTGCGGTAGCTGTTAACACTTCTGCTCAATTCCGCGCCCGTAAAACAGGCGATGGTACTTGGACTGCATACCGCATTGCCTAAACTTAATGGGGGTTTCGGCCCCCATTCTTAAAGGAATAAATCATGGCAAATTCAAAACCCGTTGGCGTTGCGTATTCTGATCCAGAACTTGTTGCTGGGACTACGATTACTGGCGCTACCATCAGTGGTTCTACTATTAGTGGTGCTACCATCAGTGGTTCTACTTCGACAACTGCCACAGTTAGCGGCACGTTTACTGGCCCTATTCGCCTTCCTGTTGCCGCTGTTGCGGCGGCTGGCAGTAATCAAGGCGATGCTGCTGCACTAGCCGAAGGTATTAATGTCGTTTCGGCGGCAGATGGCACTAAGGGCGTGATTTTGCCCACAGCGGTAGCTGGTATGGTAATTATCGTTAAAAACACCGCTGCTGGTGCGCTGAAGATTTATCCCGCCACTGGTGGGGCAATCAATGCAGTCGCGGCTAATGGTGCGTATAGCATTACAAACGTTACCAGTTCGTTGTTGGTGGCATCTTCCACTACCCAGTGGTATTCTGTTCCATTGGTAGCATCCTAAATAAAAGGGGGCGTAAAAACCCCCTTTTTCCTATGAACATTTATCTCTCTCACCCCGTCCACGGACGCAAAGTTGCCACTATGGAACTTGAAGCCGTTTACGATGAAGAACACGGCTGGACACGGTATACTCTGGATACGCCCTCGGAATCCGAAGATGCGGCCCCTGTGAATGCACTGGGAACAAAGCGCAAATATGTTCGCAAAGTAGAAACTGAGACTGCAACCGAAGGGATTTAATTATGGCAACCACCGCTGGCGATCAAATCAATCGGGCGCTTCGGCTGCTCGGCGTGCTTGCCGCAGGTGAAACGCCATCCGCATCAACATCACAAGATGCACTGACTGCGTTAAACCAGATGATCGACTCTTGGAATACAGAGCGCCTGTCTGTATTCAGCACACAAGATCAAATATTTACATGGCCTGCTGGTCAAATTACCCGCACACTTGGCCCAAGTGGTAACTTTGCTGGTAATCGCCCGGTCTTGTTTGACGATGCCACTTACTACCGTGACGCAGGCACAAATGTGTCTTTTGGTATTAAGTTTATCAATCAGCAACAGTACGATGGCATTGCCGTTAAGACTGTAACGTCAACGTATCCACAGGTCATTTTTGTCAACATGACCTACCCTGACGCTACGATGACGGTGTACCCAAAGCCCACAAGGGACTTGGAGTGGCACTTTATTTCGGTTCAAGAACTGAGCAACCCCGCTACCTTGGCAACTAATTTAGCATTCCCACCGGGCTACCTGCGTGCGTTTGTCTACAACTTGGCAATGGAGATTGCACCTGAGTTTGGTGTAGAACCTAGCCCCCAAATCACTCGCATTGCCATGACCAGCAAGCGCAACTTGAAACGCATCAACAATCCTGACGACATCATGTCTATGCCTTACTCTCTCATAGCAACTCGTCAGCGGTTTAACGTCTATGCGGGTAACTACTAATGCAAACACCGATTCTGGGCGCGTCTTATGTCGCACGCAGTGTCAATGCTGCGGATAACCGACTTGTAAACCTTTTTCCAGAGGCTACTCCCGATGGTGGCAAGACTGCGGGGTTTTTTAACCGTGCTCCGGGATTAAAGTTTCAGCAAACCATAGGTAATGGCCCAATTCGGGCGCTGTGGGCGCACCAAACCAACGGCAGCGACTTCTATGTTGTTAGCGGCAATGGGTTCTACAAAGTCACCGGATTGACCGCCACACCCACCTTGCTGGGTACGGTGACTGGGACTGGCCCAGTGTCGATTGCTGACAATGGCACACAGATGTTCTTGGCCTGCAACCCTGACGGGTTTATCTACAACGAAGTTACCAACGTATTTGCCCAAATTCTTGACCCTGACTTTACGGGTGCTGTGACTGTGGGTTATTTAGACGGGTACTTTGTTTACAACGAACCTGATTCCCAAAAGGTGTGGATTACTCAATTGCTTGATGGCACATCGGTTGACCCTCTTGACTTTGCCTCTGCTGAAGGTTCACCAGACGGACTGGTTGCCATTAACATTAATCACCGTGAAGCGTGGCTATTTGGTACTGATTCGGTTGAGGTCTGGTATGACTCTGGGGCTACTGATTTTCCCTTAACGCAGATTCAAGGGGCTTTTAACGAGATTGGGTGTGTAGCCGCATTCTCTGTGGCAAAGCTCGACAATGCCCTATTCTGGCTTGGTACGGATGCCCGTGGACAAGGAATCGTTTACCGCGCAAACGGCTACACAGGTGTTAGGGTTTCTACCCATGCCATTGAGTACGCTATTGCTCAGTACGGCAACATCTCGGACGCTGTGGCCTACACCTACCAACAGGAAGGTCATGCTTTTTATGTGCTGACATTCCCCACTGGCAATGCCACTTGGGTCTACGATGTGTCCACCCAATCATGGCATGAGCGTGCTGGTTTCCTTAATGGGGAATTTACTCGTCATCGTAGCAACTGCCAATGTAACTTTGGTGGTAATACGATAGTCGGTGACTTTGAGAACGGCAACATCTACACCTTTGACCTCGATGTGTACGCTGACAATGGCGGCATCCAGAAGTGGCTGCGGTCATGGAGAGCATTACCAACTGGTCAAAACAATCTTAAGCGTTCTGCTCATCACAGCCTCCAACTTGATGTGGAATCAGGTACTGGCCTAAACGATGGACAAGGCAGCGACCCCGAAGTCATGCTGCGCTTTTCTGACGATGGTGGTCATACGTGGAGCAACGAGCACTGGTCAAAAATGGGCAAGATCGGTCAATACTTCAAACGGGTGTTTTGGCGCAGACTAGGCATGACCCTCAAACTGCGCGACCGTGTGTACGAAGTGTCTGGCACTGATCCAGTCAAAATGGTCATCGTGGGCGCTGAACTAATAATTAGCCCAACCAACGCATAATGGCTACAACCCGCAATATCACCCAAATTACGGCCCCCCGTGTTGATCTAATTGATCCACAAACGGGCCTAATGTCGCGGGAGTGGTATCGGTTTTTTTACAATCTATATGTAATTACGGGTGATGGGGCTGGCATTATTGCTGTTATCAATGGTGGCACAGGACTAGGTACTATCCCTAGTAACGGTCAACTGTTAATTGGTAACGGTACAGGGTATACCCTTAACACGCTAGGTTTTGGTGTTGGCATTTCTGTTACCAATGGGGTTGGGACAATCAGTGTTGCCAATACGGGTGTGCTATCATTCTCGGCTGGCACGACTGGTCTAACCCCTGTTACAGCCACCATTGGCAATGTAATACTGGCGGGTACTTTAATTGCGGCAAATGGTGGTACGGGCTACGCATCCTATGCAATTGGTGATTTGCTATATGCAAATACAACTACAACCCTAGCAAAACTGCCCGATGTTGCTACGGGTAATGCACTTATTTCTGGCGGTGTAAGTACAGCGCCAGCGTGGGGCAAAATTGGTTTGACAACCCATGTGAGTGGTATTTTGCCAATTGCCAATGGTGGCACAAATGGATCGGCAACCCCCACAACTTACGGGATTGCTTACGGCACAGGAACAAGCTATGCGTTTACCGCTGCGGGTACAACTGGTCAAGTATTAACGGCTACCACTGGAAGCGCCCCTACATGGGCTGCACCCGCAACTAACGGTACTGTTACATCTGTATCAGTGGTATCGGCAAACGGGTTTGCAGGAACTGTGGCTACCTCGACCACTACGCCAGCCATTACCCTGACGACTAGCATCACTGGGCTGTTAAAGGGCAACGGCACAGCAATCTCGGCTGCGGTGGCTAACACGGACTATCAGGGGGTTGCTGCCCCAGTTACCAAGACAGCAGACTTCACCGTTGCTAATGGTGACATTTGGCACATCAACAACAAATCAGGCTCGACTTGCACGGTTACTCTGCCTGCTGCGGCAAGCTGGACAGGCCGTCAATTGGTCTTTAAAAATATGCAAGCACAGACCTTGGTGTCAGCTTCAAGTAATGTTGTGCCACTTGACAGTACAGTCGCCGGAACAGCAATTCTCTTGGATGTTGTGGGAAACTGGGCGACAATGGTGTCCGATGGCACAAACTGGGTCATTATGCAAGCTGCTGCAAATAACAACCTGCTTTTGGAATAATCTGATGCAAGTCACTTACGGTAAAGGTTTTGAGGTTGAAACACCCGCATCAATGCGTGACAAGGTAAAATCCTTGCAAATTGAAGCGTCAAAATATCCTCAGTATGAACCACCCACCGAGCATTTGTTTCACGGTGGGATGTATTGCCGTCAAGTATGGCGACCCGCTGGTTGTTTGATTGTTGGTAAAGTACACAAAAAAGAGCATTTCTATATGATTGTCTCAGGAACGGTTAGCGTAACGACCGACAATGGTGTTGAAACTCTTACTGGCCCTATGCTTTTGTGCAGCAAGCCCGGTACTAAGCGAGCAGTTTATGCAGAAACCGATGCGCTTTGTATGACATTTCATCGGGTTGATTCGGATACGGTTGAAGAAGTAGAATCGGAGTTAGTTGAAGACGATCCTGATTCGATGTTTACAGTCGGAAACAAGATTAAACACACAGAAATTGAGGTGTCATTATGACTATGGTTACAGTAGCATTGATAGGTGGGGGCGCAACGCTTCTTGGCGGCTATATGGCATCGCGTGGTGCTAGTCAAGCCGCCGACACACAAGCCGCAGCAGCAGATCGTTCTGCGGTACTGCAAAAGGAGATGTTTGACAAACAGATGGAGTTGAACAAACCCTATCGTGAGGCTGGCATCACAGGTCAAAACCGACTGATGGAACTCTTGGGGCTAGGTGGTAACACTGGGGCCGAGGGCTATGGTAGATACGGGCGCGACTTTAGCATGGCTGATTATCAGGCCGACCCCGGCTATGCTTTTCGATTGTCCGAAGGTCAAAAGGCTATTGACCGCAGTGCTGCTGCCCGTGGTGGTACACAATCTGGAGCAGCACTCAGGGCAGCTACTCGATATGGTCAAGACATGGGTTCACAAGAATACGGCAATGCGTACAACCGATACCAGACCAACCGGACAAATCAGCTACAGCCACTCGGCAGTTTAATGACCTCTGGTCAAAATGCTGCGGCTGGTGCTGGCGCTGCGGCAGGGCAGTATGGTGCAAATGCTGGCAACTTAATGATGCAGGGTGGGCAAGCCATAGCCGCAGGACAATTGGGTGTGGGTAACACCATAAGCAACGCATTGAATACTGGAGCAAGTGCATACTTGAATCAGATGAACTTTAACAACTATTTGGCTAGTCAGCGTGGTGGTGGTAGTAGCGTTGGGCTTCCAAGTAACTACAACACCCCAATAGATACTAATTATTCAATAAATAGATAGGTTAAACAATGGCTGATCTAAACGCACTTATTGCCCAAGGCGCACAATTTGCTGCGCCTCCTGATCCATTTGCCCAGTATGGGAAGATGCAACAATTGCGAGTTGGGGAAAACCAAAACGCATTGGCCCAGTACCAATTGGAGTCAGCCAAGCGTACCGACTTGCAACAAAATGCACTTAATGAAGGGTACGCTCAATCAGTAAATCCCGTTACTGGAGAACTTGATTACAAAAGATTAACTAAATTTTTAGCTGGTCGTGGCGCAGGTAGTCAAATTCCAGCCGCATTAAAACAACAATTAGAAGGTAGAAAATTACAAACCGAGGCAGATACAGCCGAATCAAATTTGCTTGATGCTAAATTAAAACAAGCTCGTGGATTTTTAGACACTATTGACCCCACTAGCCCAGATGCAGCAGAAAGATATATTGCATGGCATAAGGCAAACCATAGTGACCCTATTGTTGGCAAAGCATTAGCCGCACGGGGAATTACCGCAGATAATTCTTTTGCTCAAATTGATAAAGCATTAAAAACACCGGGTGGTTTAGCTAAGTTAATTCAGCAATCAATGCTTGGTACAGAAAAGTTTATGGAAATGAACAAGCCTACATTGTCTACAAAAGACACTGGTGGTTCGTTAATTGACCGAACCTTTAGCCCGTTGACTGGTGAAATAAAGGTACTTGGCACAACCAAAAAGACTCCAACATTTGCCGATATAGCTGCTCAAGGAAATCTTAAAGTTGCACAAGACCGTCTTATTAATGACCAAACTCGTCTTGCCAACGAGCAAGACCCAACTGTTGTAACAAGACAGACAGTTGGTGAAGATGGCACAGTGACAAACTTTAACAAGTTTGGTCAAGTTGTTGGCACTGTTAAGGGTGCAGGTAAGGCAAGTGGAACATTTGCTAAAGCTGAGTTACAAAAGAAACAACTTGGTAAAGACCTTAATCTTTCTATTAGCGAACTTACTGAAGCTACTAAAGACGGTGGGCTTATTGACCAGTCTACTGGCAGTTATCTTGGTAAAGCTGTGGATATTAGTAATCGCGTATTTGGTCGGGCCACAAAAGGTGACATTGCCGCAGGTAAATTGCAACCTATTGCCGACCTTGCACTTAAAATGGTTCCGCGTTTTGAAGGCCCACAATCCAATGCAGATACTACATCGTACAAACAAGCAGCAGGTCAATTGGCCGACACTACATTGCCAACGGAAATTCGTAAGCAAGCGGGTAGAGAAGTGTTGCGAATAATGAAAGCGCGTAAAGATCAATTTGTTACTTCGGACATGGCCTCGGGTGATGTTGCTGTACCATCAGTTGCACCTCCTCCCGGCTTCACTCAAGATTAAAGGCGCACTATGGGCTTGCAAACTGCAACAAATCCTGAAACGGGTGATCGTGTTGTCTTGGTCGGAGATCAATGGCAGCCCATTACCCAGTCCGCTACTAATAAGGATGGGGCAAAGGCGTATCTTGTTGGCGGTAAATGGCTAACGGATGAGGCTGCACCCGCAGCGCCAGCGGTATCGGGTTCTGGTATTCCCACTGCCCGTAAAGATACAGGTGCATCCCCGTATGCAGTAGCACCATCAAACCCTACGCTGAAAGCGTTGTACTCCTCGTCTGTTGGGTTGTATCGCGGACTCCAAGACATTACCGATACTGGCTATATTGCAGCAACAGAACTTTTGGGTATTAAAGGCGCTCGTGAGGAAGCTGCCCGTCAAAAAGCACAATACGAGCAACAGTATGGCGATTCATTGGGTGCGGATGTTGGTCGAGTTGGTGGTCAAGTAGTCGGCACATTACCGGTAGGTGGTGCAATTGCAGAACCTATCAAAGCTGCTGCCAAATTAACACCAGCACTTGCAAAATACTTAATACCAGTAGCCACAGCTATCAAGACTGGGGGGTTTCAAACTGGGTTGAAGCCGGGTGTTGCTAATGTGGCTACCCGTGCGCTGGGTGGTGGTGTTGTAGGTGGTGCGTCTGCTGCGGCAGTTAATCCCGAAGATGCAGATACTGGTGCAGTCATTGGCGCATTAATACCGTCTGTGGCTGTTCCCGTAGTTAAGGGTGGGGTTAACTTTATCCGTAAATTAGCTGACTTAAAATCGTCAACTTACCTTGACGCAGTTGAGGGGATGGGGCGTGACATTGTTAATGCGCTAACCTCAAAGACCGCAACCATTGTTCCGGGTTCTGCACCCACAGCGGCTCAAGTTGCAGCACCTGCGGGAAGTGCCAAATTCTCAGCATTTGGAAGAAATTTGTCGGAGTTGCCCAATGCTGCGAGTGACTATGCGGCTGCATCGGCACAATCGAATCAAGCACGACTAGCACAAGATGCTCGGGTGGCTGATAGATTTAAAAATGTTGCTGACAAACTTACTGCAAAGATTGACCGAAACCTAGTCGATGTTAGCCCAACTGAAGTTGGTGATGCTTTAATCGCAGCAGCTAAAACAGAACAACGGGCTGTCAAAACAAATGTTGTTCAACCAGCATACAAGGCTGCGTTTGATGCAGCGGGTGATGCCAAGATTGATGTGTCCAATGTGGTTAGTGAGGCTGAACGCATCCTTGATCGTAAGTTATCCGAGTTTGCTACGGAAACAGCACCCGACACTGTGCGTAAATTGCGTGGGTTTTTACCCAAAGCGCCCGAAGTTGCGGCGGTCACTGTTGGTAAAGCTGGTTTTAAGACAGCCAAGCCTCCAGTACCCGCACGGGCCACTCCCGAGGCTACACTGCAAGACCTTGACGATGTTCGTAAGGCCATTAACGCAGATATTTCTGCGGCTAGTTCGGGCAACACCCCAATGGCCGCAACAACCATAAAAAACTTGCGCCAGTTGCATAGCGCAATTGATGACGCTATTGGTAAAAGCACCACCTTGGCTGATGATGCCAAAACACTTTACGCAGAAGCCGTCAGTAAATATCGCACAGAGTACGCTCCAAAGTTCAAGGAAGGCGTAAACGCAAATCTATTTAAGAAGACAAGCATTGGCGAAGGGCGGGTGCGTCCAGAGGATGTCATTGCTAAATACTTCAATCCAAACGCTGAGTCCGAAGCCCGTCAATTTATAACATTGTTTGGCAACAATCCCGATGCAATGAAAATTGGTCGCACGGGTATTGAGGACATTTATCGTAAAAAGGTTGCACAGGGTGGTATGTCACACGCCAACTTTATGAAAGAGTATGGGCGCACTGTTGACATTTACGATAACGCTGGGATGAATTTGCGTCAAAGGTTTGATGTCATTGACAAAGACGTGCAACGATTGGCACAAATTGACAAAATGGCAAAGGCCAGTGGCAACAAATTAGCCCCACCTTTACCACCGGGTTCTAATGCCTTGGCAGTTGAGTCGCGCATTGCAGATTTAACAAAAGGGTTAGACGAACGCAAATTAACCGCAATTAATTCTGTTCGTGATGATTTAGCCCGTGAAGCTGAATACCAAAGACTTGCAACTGCTGGAGGCAAGGGTCCAAAATCAATCCAAAGTGCAACAGAAGCAGGTAAAGAATCAGGTCTTGCCCCAACAGCATCATTGTTAAATCGAGCAGTCACCCTTTACAATGTAGTGGTGTCAAAACTACTCGGACACGTTGATGAAAAATTAGCAATGGAACTGGCCCGTGAAATGTTAAACCCCGCTGTGGCAGCTAAATCAATTGAAAAAGCAATGGCACGAAAAGGTCAACAGGAAGTTACGAATCAACTGGCAGGCCGTATTGCGACTCGTACAGCACCAGCATTGTCACAAATGTCAGCCGATCAAAACGCGCTTCCCCTAAGATTAGAAGCATCGGGAATGACAACAGCCAATCCAACAGGTCAATTTACACAATAACCGAGAACCAAAATGGATTACCAAGTATTTTTTAATGCGGCCCTTGGACTTGCAACGTTTCTTGGTGGGTGGACATTAAACGGTATTACCAAGGCCATCGAGCGCCTTGATTCTGATGTTCGCAATATGCCGCACGATTACGTCAGCAAAGACAATTACCGCACCGACATTCGAGAAATTAAAGAAATGCTCGGCAAGATTTTTGACCGTCTTGAAACCAAAGCGGACAAGTGATTGATGTCGCTTCAGCACAAATACCGTGGCCCAATACCGAGACAAAAATTGTGTTGGTGTGCCGCGTCGTGCTGCCGCAAGAAAAGTATGGAGCCAATGAGTTTTTAGACAAAGACGGGAGGGTTTGCAGGTGGGTTTTGGAAGTTAAAAATGATAGACCCAATTAGCGCTTTTGCTATAGCCCAAGGAGCCATTAAAGGCATTCAGGCAGCTAT